CACCTAGACTTACCAACATCCATAATTTGTTTGGATTTGCTAGGCATATTTTTAACAACAAGAAATGGTTGAGTCATTCCTGTTTGAACAACAGCCATTAATCTATGTTGACCATTGACTAGAGTGCCATTCGTATCAAAACAAATGGCAGAGTCAGACAAGATAAAGCGACTATTTCTCATCTCTCTTTTTAACTCTTCAAGATTATTTGTACTAATCTTGCGATTATTTTCAAAGTTTTTTGTTAAATAAAACTGTGCTTTTTCTGGTGTAATAAATTCAAGAGAATAGTCTATGCCCTCATATAAAGTTGTGAGGGCATTTGGTATTTGATAAGTCATACTGCTTCAGATACTTGTTGTTCAGCTTCTTCAAGTTCTGCTTCAGCTTTTTCTATTTTTCTTATTTTTGTAAATAGAACAGCAGCAATAGTTTTCATTACTTCTAATTCAGCTTTATCAAAACTGGAAATAGAGGTTTGTAATGAGCTAATGAATTTATCAAGAGACATTGAGTACTCTGTTACATCATTTCTGGCAGAATGAAAATCTAGACTAATTTCTCTGTCAAATTGATTGAAGTGAAAATAAAGTCTGTCATCCTTTTCAAGGATATTTTCAGTTCTGTTTTGGAATTTGTGTTTCATAAAAAGTAAAATTAATGACTGCTTATTTACTTTACCACGAAAGTGACGTCACTCTGTATATGTTTTCGTTCCGTAACAATGTTACTTTTTTTTCTTTGTAAGTTTCTTTATCAAATTTTTTACTAAAGGTTTGACAATATTAAGCAGTAGTGGAGTAGAGGCAGCAACAGTAGCAATAACAGCAGTGCTAACAAGCTGTGGAGGATTCGGTATGTACTGCTCGATGAATTTAGTACTTTCATACAAGGTTATACATTCAGTACCATCTTCGCTTTTTTCATGTCCGATGACACGTTCCAGTTTAAATTCGTTACGATAATCTCCTACTCTTTGATCTTTTTTGCCAGGACAGGCAACAAAAAGTGGATCATCTTTTTTCTTTTTTGGTTCGTATTTTGGAGGTTCTACTGTAGGCTGGACAAATTCTTGTTCCTGATTTTGGGGGGTTTCTGATTGCGTATATACAAATTCGTTGGGGTTGTACTGTAAAGGTTCAAAACTAGGAATACT